CGGCTGCAAGGTCAACCTCTCCATCTTCGCTGTCGTATGTCACGGTGAACGGCATGACGTTTTCTGCGTCTGACCCCGCTCCATCAACTATAATTTTCGGCTCGCCATTGTGCCAGTCGATATGACCACCATGTACCGACAGGGTTTCCCACGCCTTCGCCATCCTAAGCAGGCCTTCAGCACCGCCCTTGAATGACGTCGGCTTGCCGATTGCCGGTTTTGTTTTGTCGTAAATTATCATGCCCAACCTAAATCCTCAGTGACCTTATATTCGTATGACCTGGTTACTTTATACGCCCCTACAATCCTGTCTTGCTCGGACATGCCATAAGTATATTCGCCGTCGCCTTCCGGTTGCGCGTTCAAATTCACATAGGTCGTGGCCGCCGTCTCTGTCAAAGCAACCCATTCTCTAACTTCGCGTGTTATGACTTCTTGAAAATTCCGAACACCGAAAGCCAAATAAACGACGCTCCACGCCCTCGTGTCCTTGCCGCGTGAAACAAGTATGCCATCGCCTGTTACTGTAGTTGCTAATGCCATATCATCCTCACTGCATTTTTATGAGCGCGTCTTGCTCTGTGTGTATCTTGTCGAGCAGGGTGCGTATATCGCCAAGCGTTTTGGTCTGCTCGCCCATTGCATCAACCTGCGCCTGCGCCGATTCGAGTTGACCTTTCAGCTTACCGTCCGGACCTACGTCAGAGCGTGCCCCGCTGATCGCCTGAAAGCCAGCCATAAAGTCGCGGCCCTTCTGGGTAATCTTACCACCTGCCGCAACCTGTTCCTGTATTTGCTTGGCCTGTTTAACGGTGTCCTGCCATTCCTTCTTTTTGGCTCGCTGGCCTTCACGTTCGGCCATGAACTGCGCTACCGTCATATCGGCTAGTTTTTGCTTGGCCGCTATCTCTGCATTGATTCCGGCAACTGCCTCTTTTGCTGCATCGAGCTTTGCCCTTTTCAGGTCGTCGATTAGCGTAAGCTCTTGGGCTGCTAGATCGGCTGCCCGTTTTTGCTCTTCTGGCGTTAGTCCTCCGCCTGTTCCCGCGTCGCCTGCAGGTTTCGATACGTTCGCCGTAAGCGCGGCAGTAAGTTCGTCGTCGATCTTTTTCACTCTGGCCGCATGAGCCGCCCGATCCTTTTCCCGCTGTGCTAGTTGTGCCTCGGTTCGCTTAGTGACTATGCCTGTGCCGTGTATAATTACATCGGCTAATTCTTTGTTTCTGCGTATCTGATCAGCTATATATTTAGCATGGGCCTTTGCTGATTCGGCAACGCTTCTCATGTCCTTTCCGCGAATCTGATTCCATGTGGCCTGTGCCGTTTCCCCTAAATGCACCCATGCAGCAGTAGCTATTTCAAGAGTCTTCGCCCATACGCCTTTCACGTATCCAGCCGACGTTTCCGCCCCGTCACCTATTGCCGCAAAAACCATAGCCACACTGTTGCTTAATTCGTTCCATTTGTGACGCAAGTCTTCGACCATCAGCTTCATAGTAGAAATGCTGACGGCAATGCCGCCGCCTGCAATCCACTTCTCGATCTTTTCGCCCATCGCCTTGACAGCTTCGCCTGCGTCATCAAGTGATTTTTTAAGCTGACCGTTCCCGGCAATCGCCCCGCCGATGGCTTCCATGGCATCACCGACGCGACCCTTTAACGCATTCCATCTACCCGCGACCGTATCAAGCTGGCCTGCCTGTATCGCATAGCCCTTCGTCAAGAAGTCTTGCAGAATAGCCGCCTGTTCGGTTGCATCGTTCGTTGACCTCAACGCAGGTATGTACCGCTTGAGCATGTTGTAATCACCGGCGCGGGCCATTGCTATCATCTTGATAGCGGCCTCTTCTTTGACGCCAGCGGAGGCAAGGGCAATAGTTCCTTTGACTGCATCCTCAAGTTGATCAGTCGAAACGCCTAACAGTTTCAGTCGTGCAGCCATGCTGATAATATTCTCATCGCCGACGCCTGTTTCATCCTGGATAGCGGCGGCAAACTTTTTAACATTGGCAACATTATTCGTGACCTCTTCGCCGTATGCACGAAACGCATCGGCTGCTGACTTCTCTGCCTTTTCCTGAACACTGAACGCCTGAACCGCTTTGACCGCAAATCCAGCAACGGCAGCACCGGCGACAAGAAAGCCTTTTGCGAAAAATGCGCCGATTCGTGCCGCTGATTTCCCGAACGCCTTAAGCTGTCGGCTTGCCTTGTTCAGACCCTTCGCCATAAAGGTTTTGACGCCAAGTCGTATATCTATTTTCCTGTCGGCCATTAGGATTTGCTCCTGTTGCGTATCCTGATTATCGCCCAGCCTAGAGCCCGTTCCGCCCTGATACGAGGATCATCAATCGAGGCTTTCCCGTCTGCCTGATTCTGCCGCATGATTGAATCGAGCGTTGCAAAGGTGTATCCCACCGCGCATTGCCGTTCCCAAAACTCAGCGCTGATGCCGGTCATGCCGCTGAGGGTTGCCGACAGATCGCCGCGCGTGAGTGCGCGTGCATCTTCATCGGGAGGCTGTTCAACGTCCTTGTCCTGATTCACAATCTGCGCCATTGCTTCGATAAGTTCGTTGCGGGTGCATCGTAAGCGTCTTGCAAATAACCATACCTTAGCCGCCGCCATCCTGCCCTCGCAGTCAAGCTTGCCTGGGTGCATGATATCGCTGCCGTCCCTGCCGTTAGCCATGGCATAGGCCAATGCATAATGCCTCAACTTACGCGCCATAGCTACGCCGACACGGTCATACCAATCATCAGCGTATAGCGTCAGCGGCCACAACGTAACGCCGCCAACGAAAACCGGAACCCCGCGAGCTAACAGCCTACGAGATTCCGGTTCTTGAACACGCCATGAAAGCGCGTTAATCATCACTATGTCGGCAGACGTTACATTACAACCATCCTGTTGCAACGCTTCAATCTCTGCCTCAGCCATAGCGTTAAGTCTGGATCGATCATCCATTGCGCCCCTTTATGCGGATGCGTCGCGGGTGAGTATAATTTCATAAGCTCCGCTGCCGGTATGGTAAGCGGCCTGGCCTTCGTCTGCCCCGGGAACCTGGGTTTCAGAGGCATCGGCCAAGGTCACTGTCCACGCAGGGGCCGCCGTGATCCCGACAAGTTCGGCTGTGCCGGTCATTACGCCACCGCTGACGCCATGCGCTACAGGCTCACCAAGTCCGTCTGCCTGTGATGCAAGGTCAACGCTTGCCGATAGGCTGCTGCCCGTCAGTCGGCATCCCTCGTCAATCGTGAATCCAAGCAACTGCGCCCGGCGTACGCCGAGAACTGTAAGCCCGTCAGGCATGGTGAACTTGTTAGTGCAGGCTGTCGGAGCCACGATCGTTTCCGCGCCAAGCGTTCCGTTAAAGGTGAACTGCGGCCACCCGTCGCTACCGGTACTGATCTCAATACCGGTCACGACACTACCCGCCACCAGTTCGCCGAGCTGCAAAACGTCGACCTCCATCGTGCCGCTCTTCATTGCGAACGTACTGGATGCCTCGTATAGGTCTGCTTCTGTGGTCTGCCCGTACCAAGTAGATGCAGCGATATCGCCGTTCTCGTCTGTGGCGTCACCCCTGCTTAATGCAATCGGCGTCTTGCTGCTTGCTACCAACTCGAACACATCGTCCAGCGTACCCGCCCCATTGACGATTGTTAATATTCCAAAATGATCGGTCAATGCTCCAAAATCATTAGCCATTGTCTTTCTCCTGTTTTACTGGTTCGGCATAGACCTTCTCGGCCTTTGCCTTTGCCTGTTGCTTATCTTTGCGGACCCACTGTTTTATTGCTGCTTGTGACATTGCGTTCTCCTTCTCAAAAATCTGTGCGGCTATAGTGAATGATCATGCCAATACCGATCACGTTTTCGCTGCCATCCTCATAGGGGGTTGCGCTGTCGCCCCAGGTTAGGCCGATGCTGGCAGTGTTGAATGTATCACCTAGCTCGCTTGATAGCGCCGCCTTGAACGCCGTCAACTCATCTCCGTCTGTGCCAAGCCTGAACTGCGAAAACATTGAATCGCATACGCCCTGAACTGCGCCGTACATGGCAGATATGAATGCATGGTCCCTGTCGTCATCTGTCTTGGTGCGGCAGAGCAATAACATATCTGCTGTCATTATGGACTGAGCCTCACCTGTTGAAGGAGGCGAACATCGAACGTCGATCATCGGCAAGGTGCGGTCCTGGTCCTTATCCCAAGAGCCGTCGACGGGAATGCTCTGCCATGCCCTGACCGATGTACCGGCGCCAAGCGTTGCGTAGGTTCGCAATACCCTTGCCGCTGCTAATTCTATTGCTTTGGCTACGTTCATCGTTATCTCTTTTTCAATGCGTTCTTGCCGAATATCTTTTTGGTTATCATGCGGTCAATGGTGTGTTCCATGCCTCGGGACGCCCTCGCCATTGCCGTACTAATATCGCGCTTGCCGCCTTTCAGTGCAGCGTTAATGTAAGGCAGCTTGTTGACGATATGCGCATACGGTTCTGGTCCATGAAAGCGTGCGTCAAATTCCCCATAGTAATCAGCAAGCCTGATCATAGTCGTGGTTGGATTAGTGACTGCTCCGCCTTTATGGGCCATCTTTAACCGGAACGACTTGGAGGCTTCGCGCCACGACCGCTTTGCAAGCCCACGATTACCTATAACAATTTTACGGTGTTTTTCCGCAGCCTGGTCACTCATCGCGTAAACTTTGTATTTGTACGACGTGCCTTTGTACAAGCGTGTGACCTCGTACTGTTTGCGTCCGTTCGGCATCGTTTTCCCGGTAGGCTCGAACTCTCTGATTTTAGGAGCGATCTTGGTGGATGCTGCACACGAAGATATTATTTTGTCAGCTGCCCACTTGACCGTCGTACCAACAGCCTTACCGAGTTCCTTTTGCGCCCGCTGCATCTGCGCGAACATGGCCTTAACATCGGCCTCCGGAAAATCTATGGTTGTTTCGATCATACGTAGCGGCCTCCAATCGTAAGCCTGACCATGCCGCCCAATTCGTATCGTTCGGCAATCCTGAATTTTGTCCACTCGTCGACCTCAATGGTTTTGATTTCTGCAACGTCGCCCGGTCCTGCGTGTTCGCGTGGTTCGTCTGTTGCCAGGAACCGGACATTGCCATCAATCACGTTTGCTTGCCCTTCGTCCGTGGAAGAGCGGGAATAGGCTAAGCCAGCCGATATTGCTTTATTTATTTCGTGACGCTGCCTAAAACGTAACTCGCAACGAGTGTCTGGCAAGGCGTCCCATAGTGCATTAAAGCTGTCAGAGCCTATTCCCATTTCAACTTCTCCTGTTACGACACGTCGTCAGAAACGCTCTGAACCAACAGAGTTTTAACGATGTCGGCGGTTGCGTCAGAATCAGCAACAGCCCACCCAAAGAACGAGCCGGTCGTGGAATGGGCCTCGCTGTCGTCGTCAACATAGACGGCATCGCCCGCGCTGAACGTCTGACCGCTTACAAGGTCAATTTCAAACTGACCCACTACCGTCAGATCACCAACAGCAGACGCAGCAATAGCCGCCGTCGCTACGCCGATCAACCCGCCAACGGCAACTATATCGCCTGCGTCTACGGCATCATCAGGCGTGTAGTTGATCACGTCTGCAATTTTGTCAAATTTAGCACTCATAACTTTTTATCCTCTCTTATTTATAATCTTGTCACTAGCGACCGGGGCGGCCGGGGTTCATTCGCCCGACTGCCCCGAATCCAATTACATACCAGTCGAACGAACGGCAGAACGCCACTCACCGAACGACGCGCCGTAGTCGTACCAACACCGCATCTGCACGCCCAGGGTATTGAAGTCTGCGTCGGCAGTTTCGACAAACGGCTCTTCGCGGCCATTCAGGAATGCCGCTTCCATCAGGGGCATGGCCAGCGGATTGCTTACCAAGTACCACGGGGCAGCACTCAGATAACGCGAGAACGCCGGGGCAAACCTGTTGACGTAGATGTTCGCCGAGGGATTCTTGGCGCTCGCGCCGTTCGTGAGATTCGTGCTTGCAAATATCTCACGCGCCGGAGTGTAGGCAGTCGTCCCACAAAGCAGAGTTGTTAATTCTCCGCCTACAGGATTACCGTCTGCATCAGCTAATGCCAGATACAGAGCCTCAGCCGCGCCCATCGTGGTAACGGTCAACGCGCCTGCTGTCTGGTTCGACTTCGGGCTGGACGCGCTGAAGTTCGCAGCTACGGCAGCCTCGAACACTGTCCAAAAATCAGTGTTGAAGGTTCTCGCAGCAGCATAACCAAGACGGCGGGGAAGGTCTGTCAGAACCCCCAGGTCATCATTGATTATGTCCTTGCGAGTAATGCCAAGCATCAACGCCTTGGTGTCGGCCTGAACAGTGCGGGTTTCATCAGACAACTCGCCATGCTCAATCTCGCCGCTCGGACTCATCGACTTGAGCAGGTTCGACATAATCAGCCGAACGCCTGTGTTAGCCTTGAAGTCAACCACCGGACGGATAGCCGCGACACTACGCCAGGTCTGTTCTACGGTCCCGTACCCTTCTGCGATGAACTTATTAGCCACCGCGCTGATTACGTTTGCGATGTCACGCGTTGAGAAGGCGGCCTGCAAGAACGCGCGGGTTTCATGCCGTGAATAATCCAGCGTCTTCCCGCAAGCGGCAGCCGCAACCCGAACCAAATCGGTCAGACTGTGAATCTTGAGCCCGCTCGCCTTGGTACATATCTCAGCCCCAAACGCCTTGTCGGGATCCTTGAGCCCGGCACGCATCGAAACGGCAGCGGCCATAATAGCCGGTGTCACTTCAACGTCGACCATGCCGGTGATACCCGGAGCTTCAGGCCGTTTATTGCGTTCCTTTTCTGCGGCCAATTCAGCCCGCAACACATCGCGTTCGACTTGGTCCGAGGTATGCCCGTCTTCGATAGCCTTCGCCATGATTTCGGGATGATCCTTTGCGACCTCGCGAACCTTACCGATACGCACTTCTTCCGCAACAGCTGCCGCCCGAATCTGCTCGGCGTTCGGCTGCTCGGTTCCTATGGCTGCCTCAATGGGCTTGCCGTCTTTGTCAGTTTTCATGCTGACTCCTTTTGCTTGTGGCGCAACCGCGCCTTGTTTAGCCGCTATACGCGTGGAGGTAGACCCATCCGCGCCCAACGGTACGACTGATATTTCTGTTAGCTTCGATTTTGAGATTAGCCTGAACGGTCCTTGCAACATCTGGCCGTTGACTTCGACTTCTACGCCTGCTTCGACAGCGCCAGATTGCAATGGGTCAACGCCGACAGACGACTGAAACTTGAACCCGTTACCGGCAAGCGTTTTCACTTCCTGCGCGGTATCGCCCTCGCTCATCATTTCGCCAGACGCAAACAGGGTCTTGCCGTCGTTCTTAACGGCGCTTGTCTGACCGAGTACGTTTGCGATGTCATAGCTTCCGGCGTGTGAATAATAGATAGGAGTGATGTCGGCAGCTTCCAGACCGGCAAGATCAATGACAACCGGACCATAATACCCGACAATCATAATGCCGCCATTGTAGGCCTCGATCTCGATACGCGGCAGCTTGGCTGCTTCGCCTTCCTTTACCTGCTCAGCAACGATCCGACAATTAGCCATTGCAGCAATCATGTGATTTTCTGTATCTGGTTTAGGTTTCATTATTCATCCTCTTCTTTTACTGGTTCGGCTGGCGACGCGTTTGTCGGTTGTGATTCCTCGATATCTTTTGCCCTTTGCAATGTTACCGGCGCACGCGTTCCTCCCTGCGCCGTCCACGAAGCCTCTACAATTTCGGGCGCTGGCTTCAATCTCATCATTGCCCTAAATTCGTTTTCGTCCTGTAGGCATGGCGTTATCAGCCCGGATCGAGCAGCCGCTCCGTAGGCCTCGATCAATTTAGCAATCGTTTCTATTTTGTTCATTACAGCCATTGGTCCAACCCCTTGCCGTTGCCGTTTCCGCTATTGGATGCATCTTCTTCTTCTTCTTCTTTCACTGGCTCTTCTGATTCATCTGGTTCAGGGCCCCTGACCGTTTGCGCTTCGCCGGTCCCGGGATACGGCGCTGGTTGAAGTCCTGCATCCAAGCGAGCTTCGTTCCACTGCTTTTCGAGTTCTATCTGTTCCTTGATCCATTGCGAAGATTCACGTTTCCAGTCCGCCCCTTGCTTGGCCCAATACCTGGAATAGGTCAGCGTTCCGTTTGCCAGCCTAATCTTGTCTGCGTCAGCTTCCTTTTTCGGGTCAACATGTCCGCGCCCTGCAAAGTGCCATTCGTGGTCCTGTAATTCATCGACCTCTTGCGGGGTCAACGATGCAACTATCCTGTACTCGTCGAGCCATGCTTCATATATCCTGTCCAACATCGCCGCTCGCAGTTCGGCCCGTTCGACTTCAATACTTCGGTCGTAGGTCTGATGGTCAAGCCTGCCGCTCGCATAGTTGTATCCGCTCGAATCGCCCGCAGCTACGTTGAACGGCATAGACAGGCATCGCGCCATTTCGTTGACTATCTCGCGCTTGAACATCTTGTATGTCGTGGCAGGCTGTTCCGGTTTCAACTGTGCCAGCTTCCATCCTTCCGGCAAACTCACGATCGCATTCCGTACAGCCTCAATGGTCGTGAGCGGGTCAGACAGTTCGGCCGCTTCGTTATTGGGTAACATATCGGTTTGCATGACGCCTGCGATTTCAGCGGCCCTTGCAGCGTTCATCAATACGGCTTTCGTGAATTGCCTCAACTCGCCGAACAGGGACAGGGAAGGAGTCAACTCGGAAACGCCGCGAACCTGGCCAGGGCGCAATGCCGCGAAGTAGTGCAATACATACTTGGCATCGATCCATTCACCGGCCTTACTGGTCAACGCCTGGCGGTAGTCGCCTGGGTGCTGCTTGAGTAGCCGATAGGCAATGGGGTTAAGGTTGCTATCAAAGCGTATGCCGTCTATTTCGTCTTCGCGGGTAATGCTTGCCCATGACTTAATCATGTCGCATTCGATCAAGCGAACGTCAAGCTTGACGCGGTTCGGTACTCGTGGGTTCGTGACAAGCATCCCGAACGCTTCACCGTCAACACACTTGGCCCGGCGCGCCCCACGTATCTTATCCCATAACTTGATCGACCTCGCCCATGATTCAAATGCTCGTTCTGTGCGTTGGGCAAGCTTGTTATCACCAAGCTGAATCTGAACCTCAGGGCCAACGGTATCGGCAGACAGCGTATCCACAATGCCGTCAGCGTAGGAGTTATTGGCTACTTCATAACGCGCCCGGTTGCGGATAGTCTTTCGGACGTTCGGGGAATTGGCATCAGCGGCAGACAGGCTATCGACATATTTCCAGAGGTTAGCATTTTCATCTGTGCTTCGGGCTATGTCGTATGACGCCTTGAGTGAGCGTTGAGCAACCGCCTCAGAATCAAACACAGATCGCTTGATCTTGCGGGCAACGCCGCTTGTCGCTTTGCGCTTGGCAGGTGTTGACGTTTTGCTTTTGGCTGGCATTAATGCTCCGGTGGTTTAAGCGGTCGGACTGCATAGCCGAACCTTGACCCGGACTCTCGTTTCAGCTTGTCTCTCAGCATAAGAAGTTTTGTTAGGTCCAGCATTGTGCGCTGCGTGCCGTCAAGCATCACGGATTGTACACCACCCGTTACGAGTGACTCGATTGCTGTTTCGACTGCTGCCAGCGTTAATGCCATTGCTTGCCCCTGTTTCGACTTGCCGACCCGCGAAAAGAAAAAAGCCACTAAGCGCCTTGCAAGGCTTAGAGGCTTCATCTTTTACACTGTGACTCGCGCCCAGATGATCAATCCGGCGCGGGTCGGTTAAATTGTCACACGCTTATAATATGCATATTTGCGCTTTTCGGTCAACCGGCGCTAGTACAGATGTGTAACATCATTCAATATATTATTTCGGCAAGGGTGTAATGCCCATCCTTCATGTAGTTCCTGGACAATCGCCCGGCGTATGGATCAAGCGCCGCCCCGATATCTAACAGCGATGCTTGCCCGTTTGCTTCCCATGTCTTGCGAATCCAAACCTTTGCAGGCATCGAACAGGCGAACAGGATGATGCCGGGATGCTTAGCCGCTTCGATTATCCGCGGTAGTATTCTGTCTCTTGCATTCCAGCAATCTTTTTCAGGTACTTCGATATGCTGGTCGATTTCAATCCACGGGTGCAACCGGTTCATGTCTCGATTCCCGACTATAACGCAACGTTGCCCCACCAGTGATTCAAACAACATACCCATCCGCCCTGACATGCTTGCGCCGTGTAACAGAATGCCGCCGCAGAAAGATAGGGTCCTATGATCATCAACGTATTTGATTACTCGTTTCGCTGGCCACCACCTGCTTGTATCCGTGAGTAACCCTGGCATGATGCCGACATGATAGCCGTTTTCAGGATCGGTAATCAGTGCTGATTCAAGCGCCTTGCCCATGTCTGGAAAGTACTTATGCCCGTCGCAATTCCCACCGCGCCGATTGAATATCGCACTCCATTCGCCGTCGCAGTACCGGGCATACGCAAACCTTCTTCCCTCCGTGATGTCGGCCAGCATATCAGAGTAATTCCAACTGTCAGTTAGAACGTTTCGAGCAGACATTGTATTTCTCATACGCTCGATCATATCCGGTCCCCTTTTCTGCGTATCCTTCGTTTTGTTCTCTGCGTCGTTTCAACCCGCGCCCTTACCCCATCCCTGTCCGCTTTGCGGATATCATGCCTGATATGGGTTTTGATTGCGTCCTCAGTTACGGTGTCCGGTTCGTACTTCAACCGCTGACAGGCAACGGCAAGCGATGGTTGGTCCCTTTGCGTCTCGCTCTGCGAGTACCAGAACCACCATTCATCACACAAGGCTTTGACCTGATCCGTATGCTTGCGCCATACAATGCCGCTCATATAGCAAGGCGAATCAGAGAACCCCTGTGCCGTTAGCCGCTTGCGTTCAGCGTTGACATTTTCGCGTGATGTAGCTCTGCGCGCTGACGCCGCTATCTCGATATCCTTGCGCCATGTCGTAACGGCGTCACGTCTAAGCGTAGTCATATCAGATTCTTCAAAGTACATCGCCGGATCACTATCCACAATCATGTCGTCGTCAAGGCAAAAGCTCGCTTCGTACTCAGCAAATATTCGCGGCCCGTTAATCTTGGCCCATGCCGCCTGCTGTTTAGGGTTCAGGTATCCGGGACAATCGGCAGACGTGATAATTCTATAGTCCCATCCTTGCGGAACAGATACTATTTTGGGAGCGTACTTTTCATATTCGCCGGTGCTAATCGTGTACATGATTTTATCGTTATGCTTGCAGCCCTGGACCTCAACGGCTACCGGCGCCCGGGTGTTCCATGATTGTTCAGTCTCGGCGCATACCACGGCCTTGCCCGATAACTCTGCAATCCTTGCGGCCTGCCTCGGATGTGACTCAACATACAGCAGGCATTCAGGATGCGACAGATACCAGTCTGCCTTGTATTGCGCGTGCGCCTCCATCGTGTGCTTGTGATCGTTGCCGGTTAGAACGATCTCCCTGTATTGTATCCCGTTTTCAGTCAGCCATTGTTCGGTCTCAACTCGATATCTTTCCATCCTTCCGCTGACTATCCACCCCAGTTCGGTATAGGTTTTCCTGATTGGCTTTGTCGTGGCGATAAAATTGGAGTACCGCGCCGCGTAGTCGATCTGTTCCGCTGTCGGGTTAACGCATAAAACGCCGTCCATGTCATAGGCAATGCTGCGAGATTTATCCGTCTTGAAAAGGTTCCAAGTGAACACCCTAGGCTTGTCGGCAATGCAGCCGATCAAGTCAAGATTGGATGCTGCATCGCAAGCGTACACCGCGCCATAAACAACCTCTCTCCCTGGAGCTTGTCCTAGCCGCTGCTGCCGGAACTTGGCAAACCCGCTTGCATCCTCGACGACCAACAGCCGCTTGATATTGTCGGGCACGTTGTCAAGAGATACACACTTGACACCCGTCGCCGCGCTCAGCATTGCGGCAGGGACAAGACCTGATACCGGCACCCCGGCGACTGCGTCAACCTCCGGCATCCGTCCCGCCATGTCCAGAACCCATCTCCACATATCGCCATAGCTTGCGTATAACATCATCCCGTCCTTTCTTGTTCAATGTTCGCGTAAGGCGGTGCGTCATCCATCACATCGAACGCCTTGCCCTTGACAAATGTTCCACGAACATAAATCGTTTGACCCTGCTTGCGTATAAATTTCGGCGATGACAGCAACCTGAAATGCCCACGCCTCCAGTGGGGACTTACGCTATGCCTGTGTTCTTCGTCAATTATTTCATTGCGAGTTACGCAATGCCGCGTTCCTTGGTAATGATTCACCTTGTGAATGGTTCCTGAGACTGACTCAATAACTGCGTCGGGGAATGCATCCATATACAGGCTGAGACCGAATATCAACTTGGCCATATTGTTTCCAAAATCAAGGGCGCCAGGGGTTGGCTGCATAAGGATTATTTCATCTCCGTCATACGCTGCAAAATAATAATGCAATACTCCCGCTATGTAGCCCTCGGGTACATCGTTAACAGGCATAAGCGATAAATAATCGGGTATGCACAAAACGCTTCGAGTCCGTTCGCTCGACGGAAAATGAATAGCAAATGCACCTTGCATCTTGTCTTCTGCGCCGTCTAAATAAGGCCAAAATGGTAAACCTCCATTCTCCGTCGGCTGATTAACGGGAGGGTACAAAGGAAGCGTCGGCTGATTAACGAGAGTGCACAAAGGAAGCGTCTTGCAATATTCTGGGGTAAAATCCCTGACGCTATTCTCGCAAAACTCAGCAACTCCTTTATCGAGAAAATAATGTTCCATTGCCCTGAAACGCCACAGGAAAAGCATATGTATTTGGGCTATAGTTGCAGCGTCGTTGCGCTCGTTTTGGAACAGGAACCATGAATACGCATCCTCTGTGTGTTCTTTAAAAAGATGTTTGAAGCGAGCCCAAGAGGACTCTACAACCGTAGTATATGCTTTGTTGTTCATCATCCCGTCCTTTCGTATGTTGAAAACTCATGTCCGCAATGCCCACATATTCGCCGCCTGTGATTCCTTTCACCTATGCTGTGCCGGGTATAGATAACCTTCGTACGCGGGCAGTTGCACTTTGGGCATCTCACGCCGTGATCGTCGCCGCCGCCCATATAATCATCAGGCCAGACCCGGCGCTTCATTGGATTATTTAACGGTACGCTGTCCATAATTACCCCCTTGTCAAATCACGTTGGCTATACTTTTTTCGCTTTGGCTGCATGGCTGTCACGCCGCTTGTGCTGGCCCCTTGCAGCGCTGCTGCCGCCCATGCCCCTGTCATTGCATCACCCCAGTCCCATACATCGCCGGGCGCGTGCCGGTATTCCCAGCGCCACCCGACTATTGTTTGAATTTTGCTAACTAACTTTTCAGCTATGATGTGATCCGCAAACGGTAAATGCATCCTTGGATCTGATACGTGGAACAGGGTGCAACCTCCAGGCGTGCCGGATTCAGACATGAAGGATCGCTGCATGACCTCCCTCCAGTAGCAGGCATTGAACATTGCGTAGGGTGCCCGCCTGTTTGATGGTCTTTGAGCATGGCATTGCTCGGCAGGCTGTCCAACAATAGTTGACTTGTTGAAACGATACTTACTCGCGGCCCTGCCTATGGATGGCATAACTCGGAATGGATACCGCGCCTGTTCGCAGAATCTATGCACCACTCCAGGTTCATACCCGGCATCTATAAGTATTAATGTTGGCCATGTTGGCCATATCTTGACCCCGTCACGCGTATAATCCTTCAATGCGATTGAATCCATAAGCTGTTTGAGCCCTTCAAATATGGCTACGGTGCGATCATGCTTATTGGCATTCTCTTCCCACAGATCACCACGCCCCGGATAAACACCATAGTCAAAAACGTGCGGACTCATCTGCTGATCAAATGCAGCAACGGCCCAATGCAAGCCAGAGCGGTTTATGTCACAGTGCCCGCCAAAGATGGTTGAGGCGGACGGCACCTTGAATCTCGGTAGGTCAATGGTATGGGCGATGACCTGTGCTGTCGTTACCTCGAACGCTGATGCAGATATATCCTTAGGGTCTTGCTGCATTTCCGCAAAAAACTTCTGCTCACCAAGTTCTATCAGCAAGTTCTCCGCTGTTTCGATTGCGCTTGTCTCGCCGTCCCTTATCCTTGCAACCCAAGAAACCTCGGCACCTTCATTCATGGCCTTCAAGTTCTTGCGATAGAACGCCGTTGCAATCTTCTTGCCGGTAGTGTCGTCGTCGGCATCCTTGCGTAACGTTGCATATTCCGCCCATAAGGTGTCTTGCGCTTTGGGCCATTTGATAAATACCGGATAGCGTTCACCCTGAAACTCTGAATGTCTCTGCTTGTCAAGGAAGCGATCCGACACGTCGTCACGTTCAACCACCGTGCATGGCATGAAGCAAGCTATCCGTTTACGCGGTCCCGCCATTGCCAGAACTGTACCTATCAGCTTGTTCTCGATCTTATTGCAGGCTGTTGGAGATATGGCGTCGTCTTCGGTCTGTACGTCATCGGGCAAAACGAAGTCTGGACGTATAATCCTACCGCCTACATTCTTACTCATGCCTTTCATGGCCGCTGTAATGCCCCGACATTCAACCCTCGCCCCTGAAAACGGGTAGGGTTTCCCGTCTGGATCCAGTACGGTCGGGAAGGTTATGCCCTTGGCCCGCCATGCGATGTTGGTTTTCTTGCCGTCCTTCCGTAGCTGATGCCTGCACTTTAACGCACTGCCTTCAAGCGCAACGAAGAAGCCTATCGCCTCGGGGTAGTCTCTGGTAAGACGTTCGTTACTGCCGTCAATCTGAGACTTGATGAAATCAAGATACTCATTTGCCAGGCCATCGGTCGCGCCTATCGGAACAACGTATAATCGCTTGCCGGTGATCGTTGCATATACGCATGACCCTTTGCCGATTGAAGACTTACCTCCACCACGAGGCATCGCAAATGCGTATGAACCTCCGCCTTCGATACAGGATTGCAGCTTCTTGCAGCATTTGAGATGTACGCTTCCCCATCGGTCAGGGAAGGTTTCGCGCATGTAATACTTGAGCCATTTATGGAGGGTCTTCTCGTATCGCCGCCGCCGCCTGATAATCGCTTTCGTCGGATGGTTGGTCGTGACCATGCGAGCCAGTACGCGGGTAACAGCCACAAGCTTGCTATGCTTGAGCGATTGGCTTACCGCCGCCCGGTCTGATTCAGATAGTTTATCCACGCCCTATCTCCTCGCCGCAATGTAGCTTCTTTATTTGGTGTCCTTGATTGGTTGACTCCTGTATCCTGTTTGCGCTTTGCTCCGGCCCTGGACGCCATACACCGCCAAAGGATTTTACGACAAACATACGTATGCCGCCTTCTGGAGGGCGAATGAATGCCTTTGCAAACTCAGAATGTCGCATCCTGATACGTACACGGCCTTCCGGAAATCCTCGTAAGGGCAATGGGTCTTTAATCCCGAATACAAATGAATTTCCGTATGCCATATCAATCCTCGCTTTCTGCTATACCGGCCTTGTCAAAATCACTATAGCCAGACGTGCGGCGAATAAACTCAGGAGGAACATTCACCATTCCCCATCCTGAAACTGAAGGGCAAGTCACGACACCAACTTCTTTGCCGCATCGCGAGCATCTCCATAACCGGCATTCCGTTTCGAACTGCCGCCCCTGTATTATTGTTCCTCCTCGGCCCGCTCCGATATTTTCCTTGCTGCCGTGAATCCCGATAGCGCATTTAATCTGTTGCCATTTCGTCATATCAATCCTCGCTTTCCTGTTGCATCTTGAGCCGCCATTCGTGACGAGCCCTCCTGTTAATTTGCCGCTTGGCTTTTCTACAAACGCCCGGGCGCTGCGTGAATTTGTAGATGCGCCTGGCGTATATCGCGTCTTCCTCGAACCCTGATTTGATTGGTTGCTTCATGTTCCTAATAGCCTCGGTTGATATTGCTTTGGAATAGTTGCATTTTTGAGCCTGTTCTCTTTTGCCCATAACGGGCGAAGGTTTGAATAGTGCCAAGCCTTTTTCATATCTTCTTCATCCTGCAGGTCGTATGACGCCAACGGCATAACGTGATCTAAATGCCAGCCGTTGACTCCATGATTCTCCCATGTCATTCCTTTTTGAAACTGTGATTCTATATATGCCTTGAACTGTTCGACCGTGCAACCAATATATTCCACAACCATGACTGAGCTACCTGTCTTGCTTATCATTGCCCGCTTTAGAGCCGTGGTCATTCGGTGTCTCATTATGAGATTGATTTTTGTTTTAGGGTTGAGGTTCTGCCGATATTCGTGCTGTCTGGTCCTTCTGACTTCTGGGTCAAGGTTGCGGATAAACTCACCGGCCCTTTTAGAGTTGCACTTCTTGCATGAATGTGGGTGCCCTTTCCCAAAACTGGCTAACGGTTTTATCTTGCCGCACTCCGTACAATCTGAAAGACCTTGCTTTAGAAGCCTTGCACGATATTCTCGCTGTGGCCCAAACTGATCTTCTTTTACTTGCTCTGGCGTCCGATAGCATTCACGGCAATAGAGCCTTAGTCTACCGCTGGGATATCGTTCAAACTCATCCCTCGGCAACCACCTTCCGCATCGCCTACACTTGGATGTTGTATCGTATCTACTCATAGTCACAGTCTCAATTATCGTGTTTCAAGT